CGTCGCCGCCGCTGTCTGAGCGTTTGGCCGCCATTCGGATCGCGGCATGACACGCGAGCCGATCATGGTCGCCCTGTTCGCCAAGCTGTCGGCGATTCCTGGGGTGATCACAAGCTCGCGCGTGCTGGAAACGATCGCCAGCGTATCGCCCGCGGAGCAGCCTGCATTGTTCCTGGCGCCGCGATCGCAGGTCGCGATGCGGGTGCGCGGCCTGCCGACGCGATGGGTGATTGATGTGGCGGTGTACGTCTACACCAACCGGGGCAACGACTTGACGGTCGTACCAGATACCGCAATGAATACGATTCTCGATGCGATCGAGGCGGCGCTTGAGCCGGCGCCGGGGGTTGAAGTACAAACGCTCGGGGGGCTGTGCGATCAGGTGCTGATCGAGGGCGTCGTCGAAACCGATGAAGGTGCGCTTGGTGATCAAGCCATCGCTATCGTTCCTGTCAGAATCCACGTTTCAAAGTAGGAGAACTCATCATGCAAAATATCTTCGGCTCAGGCGTTCTTTTCGGCACTCCGCTCACGGACTTCGCTGGCGCGGCGATCGCCAACCCGACGCCGGTGCAATTCGGCATCGCGCAAGAAATCTCGCTGGACATTTCGTTCGACACCAAGCTGCTCTATGGTCAGCAGCAGTTCCCGGTCGCGCTCGGGCGCGGCAAGGGCAAGGTCACGGGCAAGGTCAAGAATGCGCAGGTTTTCGGTGCGCTGTTCAACTCGATCATGTTCGGCCAGTCGCTGGCCAGCGGCATCATCAGCGACGTGTACGACACGGTTGGCAAGGCCATTCCCGCGACCCCGTTCACCATCACCGGGTCCACGAGCGATTCTGCGATTACCTTCCTGATCCCGAACGCGGGCACGTGGGTCGCAGACCTTGGCGTGCGCAACGCATCAGGCGTGCCAATGACCCGCGTCGCTTCGGCTCCGGCTACTGGTCAGTACAGCGTGTCGGCTGGTGCCTACGTGTTCGCCGCCGCGGATACTGCGCTGGTTGTGTACATCAACTACCAGTACACCGCGACCTCGACGGTGGCGAAGAAGTCGACGCTGACCAATCCGCTGCTCGGCTACGCGCCATCGTTCAAGGCCGACATTTACCTGCCGTACAACGGCAAGTCGATGATCTGGACGCTGAACAACTGCGTCGCCAACAAAATCGGCATGGCGACGAAGCTCGATGACTTCCTGATTCCAGAGTTCGGCTTCGACGCCTTCGCTGACGCGACGGGCAACGTGCTGACCTACGGCCTGAGCGAGTAACCCTGCGGCCGAATGGCGGCCCAACCTAGGAGTGCAAATGTCAATCGTGAAGTTCAAGGGTGTTCCGATCGTCTTGGCCGATGGGGTGACGCGAATTGCGCCGCCGCTGAACATGCGGGCCTTGATGAACCACCATGAGACGGTAGTCAAGTTCGACGGTCAACTGACGACTCAAAACATGGTGGCAATCTGCGAGGTCGTGCTGTCTTCGCTGTCACGGAACTACCCGGACCTCACGATGGACAACATGCTCGACTGGATTGACGTGGTGAACGCGGAGGCCGCCTTCCAGGCGGTGATGGGGGTCTCCAAGCTCGAAGCGCGGAGCGATGACGCGGGGGAGGCAGGGGAGGCGGGTTCGACTGGCCAGAGCTAATTGCGCACGTTGTCATGTCCACCGGCATGACGTACAACGCAGTGCTCGACGACCTCGACCTCCCAGCACTCGAAGGCTTCAATCGTTACTGGCTCGGGCACCCGCCGGTGCATATCATGATGGCGACCTACTTTGGCATCAAGGATGAAGCCAAAAAGACAGACGCGAACAGCGAGCAGACCCTTGCTGAGTTGATGGCGACATTTCCCATGAGTCCGAAGCGATGAGCGACCAGAAAGTCGAAGTCGAATTTAGCGCCCGAACCGAAGGGGTAGAGAAGGGTGCGGCCGAAGCCTCGAAGGCGGTCGAGTCGTCTGTCGGCCGGATGGGGCAGGCGCTAGCTGGCGCAAGCGACGCGGCGAAGGAAATGCAATCGAAGTTCACGACTTCGATGGAAGGCATGAAGACGACGGCCTCCGATTTTGTAGGCCACTTCGGCGTCGTTGGTAAGGCGATCGCGGCCGTCGGTGCGCTGCTTGCCGGCGGCGCGATCTTCAAAAACGCCATCGACCAAACGATGGAGTTCGCGGCGGAGTCGAACAAGCTTGCAAGACAGCTTGGCATGACGGCGAGCGAGGCGAGCATCATGAACATCGCCCTGGGCGATGTATTCCTGACCGCCGAACAGGCCGGCGACGCTGCGGCCGGCCTCGCCCGGCAGGTCCGTACGAACGAGGGGGCCTTGAAGGAAATGGGCCTGCGCACTCGCGAAGCGAACGGCGAGCTACGGCCGACAGCCGACCTCATGCGCGATGCCGGCAAGATGGTTGGCGAATACCGTGAGGGCATGGACCGGACCATCGCCACGACGCAGTTATTCGGCCGCGGCGTGAGCGATTCTGGAATCGCCCTCAAGCTCGCCGCCGTCGACATGGACGCGGCGCGGGAGAAGGCGGGCAAGCTCGGGCTGGTGATCACGCAAGAGAACGTCACCGCGAACAAGCACTTCAAGGACACGCTAAACGACGTTGGCGACGTGATGCTTGGCATCAAGAAAGCCATCGGCGACGCACTCATCCCGATCCTGACGAAGCTCGGCGAGTGGTTCGCCGAAGTCGGCCCGGCCGCCGTGTGGGTCACAAAGGAGGCGATCGGCTTTCTTGGCACCGCCTTCTGGTCGCTCAAGAATGGCATCGTCGTGGTGTGGGAGACCATCAACGCAATGGTGGTGTCCGTCGCCGAGCCGATCCTTTCGGTGGGCAGGGCGATCTACAAGCTCGCGCACGGCGACATTGCCGGCGCCGCAGAGGAAATGACAGGTATGCCGGGCCGTATCGCCGACGCCTGGACGAAGGCCGGCGATGAAATGCTCCGGTCGAGCGAAGAAACGGCGGCCCGCATTGACGCGCTGTTTGGCGAAGGCCACGCAGTCGAGGCGAAGCCTACGACTGGCAAGACGGCCAAGGTCAAAGACAAGGATGCCGAGTCGATCGTCACGCTACTTGAACAGGAGCTTGAAGACACGCGCCGCCTGATCGCGCAGCGCACAGCTATCAACCGAGACGGCCTGCAACTACAGACCGCAGATGAGGCTGCCTACTGGGAAAACGCGCTCAACATCACCGGCCTAACGGAGAAGGAAAAGACGGCGATACGCAAGCACGCGACGGCCGCAAACATGAAGCTCTTACATGAGGGCTTCGACGAAGAATTGTCGGTGTTCAAGCGCGAGACGCAGGAGGCCGGCGCGAATGCCGCCATCAAGGCCGAGATTGCCGCGCGCGAGGCCGAGAAGATTGCCGGCTGGTACGGCCGCAACAGCAAGCAGTTCGAAGCCGCAGAGCTTGCGCGCGTGACCGCTGCGCAGGCGGCGTCGGACCAGATCGCGCTGATCGCGCAGAAAGAAAACGACACGAACGCCAAAAAGGCGCTCGCGGCGGTCGACGCCGAACAGCAGATGCAGGCGCTGTCTCTGACGCTTCACCAGACCACGCTGGCCGAGCAGCTAAAGAACGAGGAACAGTTCGAGCAGCGGCGGCAGCAGATTCGCTCCACCGCACTACAGGCGAACCTCGCTCTGGTCGACCCGCAGCGCGACCCGGTGAGGTATGCAGACATACTGGCGCAGATCGAGGCGCTAGAACTAGCGCACGACAAGGCAATGCGTGGGATCAAGGTGCGGGCCTCGGTCGAGGATCGCAAGTATCAGGAACAGTTTTTCGGCGGCATGGAGCATGGGTTCGCGTCGGTGCTAAAGCACTTTGCGACGGGCACCATGACCGTGCAGGCGCTATTCGCCAATATGGGCCGCGTGATCCTGTCGTCGATGGTCGACGTGTTCGCGGCGATCGCGGCTGAGTGGCTGGCGAAGCAGGTGATGATGATGATTTTCGGCAAGGCTGCGGCCATATCGGATATCAGCAGCAGCATCGCTCGCGCGGGCGCCGGGGGTACAGCGTCGATGGCCGGCGCCCCATTCCCAATGAATCTAGGAGCGCCGGCCTTTGGCTTGGCGATGGCTGGCCTCGCAGCGAGCTACACCGTCGCGGCGGCCGCATCGCAGGGCTTTGACATTCCGGCCGGCCTCAATCCCATCACGCAGCTTCACGAGAAGGAAATGGTGCTTCCTGCCAAGCACGCCGACGTGATCCGAGAAATAGCCGATGGCGGTGGCGGCTCGCGTCAGGACGGCGCAATGCACGTGACGATCCATGCCATTGACGCGGCGAGCGTCAAGCGCCTATTCGAGAGTAACGGCAGCGCGCTCGGGTCGGCGCTCCGCAGACAGGCGCGAAACTTCGCGCAAAACTCATGAGCAACGAAGTCTTCCCGAGTCTCCCCGGCATCGAGTGGAACATCGGCCGTGAGCCGATGTTCAACACTAAGGTGCAGCGCTCGGCGAACATGAACGAAGTGCGCGCGTCATTCGCGAGTGCGCCGCTCTATAAGTTCGATCTTAAATTCGAGTTTCTGCGCGTCGACTCAGCCGAGGTCCGCCTGCTGCTGGGGTTCTTCATGGCGCGGTTTGGGTCGTGGGACTCGTTTCTGTTCACGGCGAACGACGATAACGCCGTGACCGATGAATATTTTGGCACGGGCGATGGATCGTCAACGACCTTTCAGTTAAGGCGATCGTTTGGCGCGTTCACGGAGACAGTTAGCAACGTCAATGCTACGGCTGCCGCTCCGCTGATATACGTTAATAACGTGCTACAGACAGACATAACGGACTACGCGATCAGCGCTACCGGCTTGGTGACGTTCGTGGCGGCGCCCGGGGCTGTCAATTTGACGTGGGATGGAGCGTACTACTATCGTTGCCGCTTCATGGACGACGCGCAACAGGTGAGCGAGTTCATGCAACGCTTATACAACGCGCGGTCGGTATCGTTCATCGGGTCGCTTGGGACGAAGGTATGAGGGCCGCGGCCGCGCCTCTGATTGCGCTGCTAGCGGACAGTAAGCAGTTTGTGATGTGGGACCGTCTCTACATCAACCCAGCGAGTGGCGGCCTAATGACGTTCGAGTCAGGCGATGTGTCTCCGGCGCCGCCTCCCACCGACCCGCTCATCGTGCGCAGCGCGTTTCGTTCGTCGATTGGCCTGGAAGTCGACACGCTAGACATTTCTTTGCTCTGCAACTCTGGCACCCTATTGAATGGCATCCCCGCCACCAGATTCGCAATCGAAGGGGGCCTCGACGGCGCGCACATCCAACTCGATCGCGTCTACTCTGACTTCCCAGGTAATGGCGAGATTGGTGTCATGACCATGTTTCGCGGGAACGTGGGAGACGTAGAAATCGACTCGACAGAAATCCGAATGTCAGTCAACAGCTTCGTAGAACTGTTGAACGTCCAGATGCCTCGCAACTTGTTCATGGCGCCGTGCGGGCGCACGCTATACGATTCGGGCTGCACCTTGTCGCGCGCCGTGTTCGAGGTTGACAGCACGGTTGCCGCCGGCTCGACGTATTCGACAATCAACTGCGCGCTCGCTCAGGCCGCCGGCTACTTTGACCAAGGAACGCTGACGTTCCTGACCGGCGTGCATGCAGGCGAGTCACGTACTATCCGAACCTATACGCCCGGCGTGTTCAACGTGTCGTTCCCATTCAGCAGCGCTCTGGCGCTGCCGTCTATCGGGGACGCCTTTCAAGCGTTCCCTGGGTGCGACAAGACGCAGGCAACGTGCGACACGAAATTCAGCAACCTACAGCACTTCCGTGGATTCCCATACGTTCCTGTCCCAGAGGTTTCCTACTGATGGAATGGCGCGACAGGATCATCACGGCGGCGCGTTCGTGGCTTGGAACGCGATGGCACCACAACGCCCGCGTGAAGGGGGCCGGCGTCGACTGCGGGCAGTTCCTCATTGCGTGCTACATCGAGGCCGGGCTTGTTGCTGACTTCGAAACGGGGCAATACCCGGCGGACTGGATGATTCATCAGGACGGCGAGCGCTTCCTTGGGTGGGTGTTGCAGTACCTTGATGAAGTTGCGGCGCCTCTCCCCGGGGACGTGGCGGTGTGGAAATACGGCCTGTGCTATTCGCACGGGGCGATCGTCGTCGACTGGCCGCAGATCATTCACGCTTACCGCCGAGAGGCTGGCGTCGTACTCGGCGACGCAACCAAGGGGGAGGTCGCCAGGGAGCATCAGCCGGGCGGCGGTAGTGAGCCGCGCGAAGTTCGCTTTTTCTCTCGCGCGGGGAGGCTGTAATGGGCTTCCTGTTCAAGAAAAAAACGATGAGCAGCAGCGAGAACCGACTCGGCGCGCTGCGCATTCAATCATCGACCAAGGGCCTGCCTATCCCCCTGGTCTATGGCACGACCCGGGTCTCGCCCGATATGGTGTGGTACGACGACTTCACGGCGATACCGCACACGACCGAGACCACGCAGGGCGGCAAGGGCGGAGGCGTTAAGCAGCAGAACACGACATACACCTATACGGCCGGAGTGTTGCTCGCGGTGTGCGAAGGGCCTTTCCCCGGCGAGTCGTTCACGACGAAGGTGTGGGCAGACAAGAAGGTAGTGACGCCTGGGGCGCTTGGCCTGTCTCAGTTCGTTGGTACTCTTGCGCAAGCGCCTTGGGGCTACCTGACGACCAACCATCCATCGCAGGCGCTCGCCTACGCTGGCACGGTCTTCCTCGCGGCCGCGGCGCTAGACCTCGGGGATCAGGCTGGATTGCCGAACATGAGCTTCGAGGTCAGCGGTTTCTACAGTACAGACATGGGGGTTGACGCCAATCCGGGGAACATCGTCGCTGACTTGGTGACTTCTGATCTGTTCGGCGCGGCGCCGGGGACACCCCTTAACGTTGACTTGACCAACTTCATTGACTACTGCGCGGCGGCAGGCTTCAAGCTGTCGCCCGCCTACGTCTCGCAGCGGCCGGCGGTCGACATGATCACCGAGCTTGCAATGCTCTGCAACTCGGCGCCATTCTGGTCTGGCTCGGTGCTCAAGATCATGCCGTTTGTGTCGCAGCCGGTGGTTGGTGCCACGACATACACGCCTGACATGACGCCGCAATACTCGTTGACATACGACGACTTTATTGCCGGCGAAGGGGAGGCGCCGGTAAAGGTCTCTCGGCGGCGCAACGCCGATGCCTTCAATTCCGTGCAGATCGAATGTCTTGACCGATCGGGCGACTACAACACGGCCGTGATCGAGGCCAAAGACCAGACCAGCATTGACCTATTTGGTTTGCGCCCGATGCCAATGATTTCTGCGCACGCCATCTGCGACCTAACCGCCGGCCGGGCGATGGCGGAGCAGATTCTTCAACGCACGCTGAATATCAGGAACCAATACTCATTCAAGATCGGCTGGCGCTACGCTCGGCTTGAGGCGATGGACCTTGTTGCGATCACCGATCCGTTGATCAATGGCATGACGGCGCTGCTGGTCCGCGTCATCAAGGTCGAGGAAGACGACGATGGCGCCCTGGCGATCACCGCCGAGGACGTGCATTCACAGATGCCGCTGCCGGGCACCTACGCTTCTCAGGGTTCAACTACCTACAAACCAAACTTTGATGTAGCCCCTGGCGCCCCGAATGCCCCGGTGATATTTCAGCCGCCACTCGAGCTAAGTGGGGTGCCGCAAGTGTGGGTCGGCGGCTCGGGCGGCGTCGAGTGGGGGAGCGCTGAGGTATGGGTCAGCATTGACGGCACGAACTACGCCAAGAAGGGCACGCTGCTCGGGCCGGCGCGGCACGGGACGCTGACCGCTGACTTCCCGGGGTCGACGAATCCGGACACAACGAACACGCTTGCCATCACGCTCGCCG